CCGTGACGATGGCGATAAGGAGGAATCCAACAGCATCACCGGGCAGCGTGAGCTGCTCCGTGATTACATATCGCAGAGACCCGAATTTCGGGAGTATGCGGTAAGAGTTGACGACGGTTTTTCAGGTTCGACCTTTGAAAGACCGAGTTTCCAAAAGATGATTGAGGACGTGAAAGCAGGTCGAACGGACTGCATCATTGTCAAAGACCTCTCTCGTTTTGGACGCAACTATCTGGATGCCGGTGAGTATATCGAAAAGATATTTCCATTCCTCGGTGTTCGCTTCATTGCGGTCAATGACAATTACGACAGCCTCGGAGACAAGAAAGCCTCCGACGACCTTATCATTCCGTTCAAGAACCTCATAAACGAAGCCTATTGCCGAGACATTTCGGTAAAGATACGCTCTCAGCTTGAAATCAAGCGTAAGAACGGACAGTTCCTCGGCTCGTTCGCCGCTTTCGGTTATCTGAAAGACGAGCAGAATAAGAACAAATTGGTGGTTGACCAGTATGCCGCCGATATTGTCCGTGACATTTTCAAGTGGAAATTAGAGGGTGTCAGCCCACGGGATATTGCTGATGCTCTGAACAAGCTCGGTGTCCTGTCACCGATGGAGTATAAACGCTCCCTTGGAATGAAGTTTACCACTTCCTTTAAGACCAATGCAAAAGCATTGTGGTCGGCAGGGACGGTTATCCGTGTGCTAAAGAACCCCATCTATACCGGAGTTCTTATCCAGGGCAAGGAGACCACACCGAGCTATAAGGTACACAAGCGTGTTACCAAGGATGAAAGCGAATGGTCTGTCATAGAGGACAGCCACGAAGCGATTATCTCAAAAATCGACTTTGACAGCGTACAAAAGGTGCTGAAATGTGATACACGCCGTAGTCCCGGCGGCAAAGCGGTCGGACTATTCAGCGGAATGATTTTCTGCGGCGATTGCGGTGCCAGTATGGTTCGCAAGACCGTTCCTGCAGGCGAAAAGAAATATGTCTATTACGTCTGCTCCGCACACAAGCAGGATAAGAGCTGTTCGCCACATCGTATGAGAGACATCACTTTGGAAGAAATCGTGCTCGACAGCTTGAAACAGCATATCAGCGAGGTCGTGGATATGAGCGAGCTGCTCACGATTACCGACACAGCACCACTCCGAACCGCACAGGCTCAAAAGGTACAAAGACAGCTCGACAAGAAGCACGAGGAATACGAAAAGCTCCAAAAGCTGCTGATGTCTCTGTATGAAAACCTTGCAGACGGCATCATCGACCGTGAGGAATACACACGGCTGAAAGCGAGCTTTACGGCTCGTGCCGATGAAGCAGAGAAGCAGATGGACGCTCTCAGAGAACAACTTGAGGATATACACAACCACGGAACGGAAAACGCCTGGATGAATGAGTTCATCAAAAGACAGGGACTTACAGCCCTTGACCGTGCCGTTGTGGTCGCACTGATTGATAAAATACTGATTCATTCAAACGATGTGGTGGAAATCATCTATCGTTGGCAGGATGAATTTGCTTGGCAGCTTGACATTCTTCGCAGTAGCAAGCTGCGGGAGGTAGTATAAATGGCAAGAACAAAACGAAAGACAAATCCTCTTGTGCAGGAAGTGGAAAGCTCTGCTCCTGCGAGGAAAATATACAAGACAGCCGCTTACGTTCGCTTATCCGTGGAGGATAGCGGAAAGCCCGGTGCAGATACCATTGAAGGGCAAAAGGCTCTGCTTATGTCCTTTATTGAAAACAAGTCCGATATGGAGCTTGTGGCTCTGTTCTGTGACAACGGACGAACGGGAACGGACTTCGACCGTCCTCAGTTTGAAAAGATGATGGAGGAAGTACGAAAAGGTCGTGTGAACTGCATCGTAGTAAAAGACCTATCCCGTTTCGGGCGTAACTACAAAGAGACCGGCAATTACTTGGAACGCATTTTCCCATTCCTCGGTGTTCGCTTCATCGCCGTCAATGACAGCTTTGATACGCTGACCGCCGAGAGAACCCAGGACGGATATATCGTGCCTCTGAAAAATCTTATCAACGAGGTATACAGTAAGGATATATCCAAGAAGTCCGCATCCGCACTTCATGTCAAGCAACAGCGTGGCGAGTTCATCGGGGCGTGGGCACCGTATGGGTACAGCAAAGACCCCGACGACAAGCACCATCTTATCATCAACGAGGAAACAGCTCCTACCGTCCGCCAGATATTCAAATGGCGTTCTGAGGGTATCAGTGTTGTGCAGATTGGACGCAGGCTCAACGATGCCGGTATTCTTTCTCCCTCCGCTTACCTCTATGAGACCGGCGAAGTCAAGACGGAGAAATACAAGGGTGTGCTGTGGCATACGCAGATTATAAAGAGCATACTGGCACATCCCGTTTACATAGGTCATATGGTTCAAGGCAGAAGAAAGCAATCCTTCTACGAGGGAAAGCGACAGACCTGTGTAGATAAAGAAAACTGGATTATAGTCCGGAACACTCACGAGCCGATTATTGACGAGGAGACCTTTGAAAAGGTACAGCAAATCGCCAATCAGAGAAAGAGAGAATACCACGAAAATCTCGGAAAATTCTCTCACTTGGAACACACCGAGAATATTCTGCAAGGGCTTGTGTGGTGTCCGAACTGCCAAAGACCGATGGTGCGATACAAGAATGTAAGTCACGGCAAAAAGCTGTGGTACACCTATATCTGCCCCGGTCACGCAGACGATCCGGCTCGTTGCTCCTTTGTGAGCATCCGAGAGGATGAGCTGAATGAAGTTTTGTTCACGGCAATTCAGTCACAGATACAGATTGCCGCCGACTTGCAGGAGGTTATCAAGCGTTTGAACGCAGAACCGGAATATCGCCGTCAGCGTTCCGATGCTTCATCCAAGTTAGAAGCGGCAAAGCGTACCTTGAAGCGTAGCCAATCTCTGTATGACAGCCTGTATCAGAATTATGTGGAGCAGCTTATGACCGAGCAGGAATATGTGACACTCAAAGCAAGGTACAAGGCAGAAGCCGAACAAGCGGAACAGCTTATCGCCGCTTTAGAGCAGGAACAGCGTGAAAGCAAGGTCTATACCGCAGAGAACCGTTTTCTCACCGAGTTCCGTTCTTTTATGGGAACGGACACGCTGACAAAGGAAATGGCGTCGGCGCTTGTGGAACGCATCTATGTGGATGCCGTCCGAAACATTGATATTCGCCTGCGTTATCGGGATGAATATATAGCACTGCTGAAATTTATCGAAGGGAGGGCTGCTGTGTGAGAGTAGCAATGTATCTTCGCTTGTCCAGCGAGGACGGCGACTTAAAGGATACCGGCAAAGCGGAATCCGAAAGTATATCCAATCAGCGAGGTCTGCTTAAGAACTTCATCAGCAGCCGACCGGAGTTCAGCGGTTGGGAAATCTCCGAGTTCTGTGATGACGGTTGGAGTGGTAAGAACTTTGAAAGACCAGATTTTCTCAGAATGATGGAAAAGGTCAAGCAGGGACAAATCCATTGCATCATAGTCAAAGACCTATCCCGTTTCGGACGTGATTATCTCGTGGTCGGCAACTACATCAGCCGTGTATTTCCGTTCCTGGGCGTTCGCTTGATCGCCGTCAATGACGGCTTTGACAGCTCCAGACCGCAGGACATCGACAGCCTTGATGCCTCGTTCAAAACGCTGATTTATGACCTATACAGCCGTGAGCTTTCCGGCAAGGTCAAAAACGCAAAGCGTATGAGAGCTGAAAAAGGCTTGTTTCTCAGTCCGTTCGCTCCGTATGGATATGTGAAAGACCCCGGCGATAAAAACCGCCTCGTCATAGATGATGAAGCGGCAGACATTGTTCGGAAGATATTTACCTTAACAGCAGACGGAGTAAAGCCCGTAGAGATTGCGGCTATGCTCAATCGTGATGGTGTTCCCACGCCGATGCTGTACAAACGAGCTGCGGGATGTTCCCGTGACCGTTGGCCAAGCATCCACGAGGAAAACTTCTGGACACAAGGCAACATCTTCAAAATCCTTCGTGACGAACGCTATATCGGCAAATGTGTATATGGCAAGCGTGAGCGTGATATGGTCGGCAACTGGCATACCGTAAAGAAAAGCAAATCCGATTGGATTGTTGTTGACGAGACCCACGAGGGCATCGTCTCAAAAGAGCTGTTTCGGACAGTTGCAAGCCGTATGAAGGAGTACAAGGAATTTATTCCGAGTGCATCCGAAAAAAATCCGCTTCGCCGCAAAGTAATATGCGGAACCTGCGGCTTTGCGATGTCGCTGTCCAACACGAAAAACGCAAAATATCATTGTCGCAACATCCATCTGGAAACAGGGTTTGATTGTGCCACGGAAGGTATTCTGCAAGCGGATGTTCACGAAATGGTCGTGACCTTAATCCGCACTTATGCCGCCTATGCGGTCAGCTTGGAACACCTTCTGCTCCTACAAAAAGAGCGTATCCAGGCAGAGAAAAAGCAAGCCCGACGTGAGCTTGCCGTATTACAGAGCCGAAGAAATCAGCTTGAAAAATCCCTCCAGGATTTATATGAAAAGCTGATTGACGGAACAATCGACAAAGAGACCTACTTATCTCAAAAGGCAAGCAACCAGGCGCAGATGCAGGAACTTGCAGACAAAATGGAGCGTCTTGAAAAATCCTCGCAGACCTCAACCGAACAAGGCGGAGCCTTTATTGAAAAATACAGGGAATACACCGAGCTTGAAACGCTTACCGCTGAGATTGCAAATGATGTGGTGAACCGAGTGACGGTTTATAAGGACGGCGGCATTGAAATTGAGCTTGCCCTGCGTGACGAACTGGAGAAGCTGCTGACCTGCCTTGAAACGGTGGATGCAGCTTCTTAACCCCTAAAACTGTAAACAAATTTCAAAATTCTTTAGTCCTTACTTGACAGCGGCTGA